CGATGTTGACGAACAGATCGATGCGACGTTTTTCTGTAAAAATAGTCGCCAACTCCAACTGTTCGGACAGAAAAAGCAGAACATAGGCCGGCATATGCAAAGGCTGCAGACAGATGGCAATGTCACACAAACGTTGCCAAGCTGAGCGCGCCAGATCTACCAGCCATAAATCTGTGAGCATCGACATCCCCGGGCAAAGAAGTTGCTCAATCCTATTGATCACCGCGTGCGCCGATTCTCCAGTGCAGGCGCCAGGCAAGATGTCGAAAAAAAGTGTTTCTGCACAGTCGACATACGGCAAAAGTTCGCTGTGCCACGACACGGTTTTCTTATCAACATCAATGCGGTACCTCAAGTTGCTTTGAGAGCAAGCTTTTCTGCCGATTGAAACTGCTTTTTGGAAAATATTCTTGACACGCAACTGAGCAGCACGGCTCTGCTCTGCAAGATTGACAGGTTTGCCGGTGTTCAAAATGTCCACAATAAGTTGAATTCGGCTGCACATAGCGTAATGGCCGTTGGAAAGAGCCAACATCAACAGACGACGCCAATCGAATGTCACAAGCTTGTCGCTTGCCTTGTCAGTGAATTCATAATGCGCATTCAATGTTTGTATCAGAATTTTCCAGACAAACGCGCTCGGTCTGTAACAAATCGCATCGTACAGCGCTGCTCTAAACTCGACCAAGGTGACGCCGACGCCGCTGCCGGCTAACAAATTGCTCTTTGCGTCTACAACGCGGTCGATTGCCGCAACAAAATCCCGATTCCGGATAGTCACGGCTCTTTGTCGCAAACTGTCCCACCTGAATTTGTAACGTGTGCTGTCGGTCGGGTCCATGTATTTGTATTGCTCGTCCAGTTTGGCCAGCAAAATTTTCCAGACTATTTTGCAGGGTCGAACGGTAGCCGTTTGTGTCAGTGCCCGGCTGAATTCAGTGGCGGTAACAGGTTGCAAGAAGTCTAGCCTCTCTTCTATCTGCGATTGATATATGACAGCGGTCATTTTTGAATGGAAGGAAGGGTACATTTTTTGCGCGGGCGCGTTTTTCATTTCTCCTCGTGCGCAGACAAACGAGAACTGCGTCGCCTTTTGGCTCGACTTCTGTCGGTGCACTCAACTTGGCGGCCCTTTCGTTTCGAGCCAAACGCAACCTGAACCACGTTTTCAATCTGTGCAAATGTGGCCGATTCGCTTCTCTTGCTCGGTTTGACCGCACTGTCCACAACGACAGAAGGCATACTGGCGCGACGCGAAATCGCTGCCCTCTCCTTTCTCTGCCGACGACGCAAACGTTCGCGCTGCATAAAGCTTTGCAGCGTGGCGTACGGCCGACTGTACCGATACAGATCGGCGAAACATGGCAATTCGTGTCGCGCATCATGGGCCAATGTCTCGCGCACGAACGTTTCTGACTCGCGCAAAACTTCGCGCGGCTCATGCGTCAACTCAACCAAGTCGACTCTCGATGCATTTCGATGAGACACACTCCGCAGTCGGGGCTGCCAAACGTGTCTCTCAAATTGGCGCAAAATGCCACGCATGTGCGACGCTATATGCAGTTTCGATGAGTTGGCTATCTGCGACGCTGTGTCATGGTCGGCGACAGTTGCCGATTGTCGCTCTCCGTGTCTGCAATCAAAGTGTTTGGCATTGGACACCAGCAAATAGGGATTGTCCCGATTATAAAATACGGGCGACAAGGATCGATTGGTTATGTTGGCGTACTCGCCGACCACGGAATCTGCGAAGCTGGCCACGTGTGGCATGTGTTTGTGCTTTTCGACGTTCCACTCACGCCTGAAGACCGACCACACAAACGAGTGAAATTGAACGTACGGGTTGGTCGTGTCGGCATCACGCCGCTTGCCAATGCCAAAGCGCGGACAGTATTTCTCGTTGTCGCGGTTGATCGAAAAACGCGCACTGCCCTGCTCCAATGGTTCGCAGCACAGCGTCCACAGTGCCCCAGCGCGGCGATTTTCATCGATCATTTTCTGTTCGCTGCGCATCAAGTTGGCGAGTTCGGGCTGTTTGTCCAAGTCGGGCGAACGCAAAAGCGAACGCTGCACTAGAGTGTCTACGTCGCTCAATGTGCGACGAAAAGAAGTCGTTCGATCGGCTGCTCGGCGGCACTCTCCGGCACCGCTATTGTATGGAGGTGACGCATCTATGTCGGCGACGTCGGCGGCCATTATCTTGCGATTCAGATATTCGACAGCGGACATTGTGGGCCAATGCTTCGCACAATTGGCTTCGAACTGACAGTCGATGGCGCGCCGACGCCTGCTTTCTTCGGACGCTGCCTGTTTGCTTTCGACATTGAACTGTAACAAACTGTCGCGCTCGTCTCCGTTGCGCGCATAGAACAGCCACGGCAGCAAAGACACACAGTCGTGTTCGAAATCGGCAAAGTTGGAGTGCGGTTGTTCGTCGCTCAGTGGCGGCTGCTCGGCCAGCCGGTCAGCACCACTGGCCGACACATAGTCGGCCCATTCAGCCGATGGGCGCAAAACGCGCTGTAATAGCCGATCGAGCCAGCGGTCCAGCTGCTGCAGCAAGCAAGCGGACCAGGCACGAAAATTTGGCGTTTTCAGCTGAGCCAGCATATTTTCGACGTGCAGCCGGCGCATTTCGCTTGCCAGCTGCTTGCCTATGAGCGCGCTGAGAGAACGTCTATTGCGCTCGTCCGATTTCAGCGCAGCGCTGTCGGCACTTCTGCCGTCCATCAGAAAGCATGCGTACAGCCGCAGAGTTTGTGTTCGATCGAAACATAGACGTTTGGCTCCGCTTTCGGCCAGTATGTCGGAGCGATTCTGCGCGCAATACTGCTCAAACAAGTCGGCCACTGCAGCGTCTGTGGTGCCCACAAACTTGCGCACAGCTTCGCGAGCACTGTCGACAGACTCTGTGCTGTATGGTCTGTGCTTTGTGTTGTAGCGAGCGCAAGTGGCACTGACCTGCTGCTTATCTATGTTAAGTACTGTCTGAAACATCTCGATGCGCTCACTACTGAACCTATTGTGCACGCCGTCGCGCGTGGACTCGTCTCGTGTTGCATAACGTTCAAAAAAATGCATTTTGGCTGCCCGCCACTGCTCGGCTGTCATCGCTTCTCTGTCTCGTTGCCGCAAAAGACGCTCCCACTCCAAATCGTCGGCGTCTTGCTGCTGCTGCCGCTGAATTTGCCGCTCTCTCGCGTCGAGTGCCAACTCGCGCCACTTGTCGCCGCCGTGCGGGCATCTGTCTTCCATTTTTTCTGGCCGTTTGTTGTACGTTTCGGCATTCGCGCTCGATGTGTGCAAGTCGTTGACCGCACTGCCGCTGTCTGCGGACGGTACAAATAAACCCGTTTTGCGACCTTTTTTGACGGCGTTTTCCCAATCTTCGCGCTCGGCCTGATTGAACTGCATAGTTTGCAGTGACTGCACAGGGAATGCAAAAAGGCCTGCTGGATGCTGCAACGGCTGTAGACACAGCTGCAGTGCCTCGGACAGAGTCAGAAATTGTATGTCAAACAAATTCTGTTTGTCCACATAGTCTAGCTGGTCGGCAAAGTCGGCAGGCCGTTCCATAGACCACGTTTTGCTCCACCGGTCCGACAAATTGGTTTCTGGATGTAGTGCATTTCTCCGCGCAAAACAAATTGGCACATAGAACTGATCGAAAAGCGTCGGTGCCACACAAAGCCTGTGCAGGCTCTCGATGCGTTGCGGATTGTCTGCAGTGAGCACGTCGAGACACCGATCGCGGCAGCAAAATGTCCGCTTGACTATGCGACGGGACGCAGCACTATTTTTGTCGTGAAAAATCAACTTTAAATTGCCGTACAATTGCTCGGCTTCTGTGATTTTTTCCAATATGCCAAATGACCGTGCCCACATAGTTGTGGCACGCTGTGCGCGCGGCACAACCTCACGCGCGTCTCTCTGATTGCTACCAAACTGGCGTTGTTCGATAAGATCGCTCAGTTTGCGACTACTAAAACAGGGCTTGTCGCCCAGCAGTTGATGGAACGCGTGATGGGCATGATTGGCATATTGGTAGGCGAGGCGCGCGTCACAAACTGCTTTTTCGTTTTTGCCAAGCCTGGCCAACTCTGCGTCACACTTCAATTCGCCCAGACTGTACTTGCAGTTGGTGGCGCCTTTCTGCGTTGTGTTGGCTGCAATGCGTTTTTCGCGACAAAACTTTTTCAGGAGTGTATATTCAGCAATGCTGTCCTGGCGGTCCTTTTTGCGATTGGCAGCAAGCTGCTGTTGCACCGAAGCACTGCGTACAAAAGAGCCCAACCCTCGCTGATCTTCTTGGCCGAGAACGTTCAAATTCGCTTGATTTTTGTGCGAAACAGATGATGCTACCGCTTTCATAACTCAAAAGTGCTGTTTGCAGACAAAATTGACAATACGTCATGCAGCAATTTTTTTCTTGTTGTTCATTTTTGTTCCGCACTCAAAACGGATCGCTGGCGATGAACGCTGCCAAATGAAATGATTTTTTGGCTATCTTGGGCGGCAAAGCGTACACATTGCCGTGCTGATCGGTTGTCATAACGCTTTTGTCGATGTGCGCAAAGTCTGTCGAAGACGCAAATGACTGTCCGCACGCACCGCTACCATTGCCAAACGACAATTTGATCGGATCCTTTTCGCTTTCGTAAACGCCAATTGCGCCGTCCAAACGAAAAAATACACGCAAGCCAGGCAAAGAGGCGCTGTAGGCTGGCGGTTTGAGAACATCGCCCATGCGAGTCAACAATGAGTCCAAACATTCGTCGCTGTCGCACAGTGCAATCAGACGCGTCGCAACAGTGTTGTGACGATCGATGCTTTGTGGTACAATGTAAAACTGTGCACGATAGCGTGTGCAGCAAAGCATACAGCTGCTGCCAGGCGGCACACTGTCTTCCAACGCTCCATCCAAACCGTGGTTAACCGCCAAATGTGTCACTCGCTGCAGAATAGCACCAGCAAACCGATCGACAAAAAGCAGCGAAGGATTTTGCTTGCCGCCAATTGCAACTGACACAAAGTCTGTCCACTGCTTTGAGGCGCTCGACAGTCCGAACAAACTGTCCGTTGTAGACAGCAGTAGACCGTACACGCTGCGAACCGTCAAAGTGCCGTCCGCGCAAACGCGCAAATGTGCTTCTAGCTGCTGTGGCGCGATCGGCACGCGATGCTCATAGGCGACATGATTGGTGTGCAGCATTGGTCTTTCGCGAGCAGCCAATTGCAGCAGATAGATGGCTTGCTGTCGTTGTGCATCCAGCGCCATCAACTTTTGGTCCACCGAGCGTTGATCAAAACGCAAGAATGGCGGAACGCCCATCAATCGTCCCGTTGTTGCAAGACCAGATTCTACCGGCTGATCATGGCAAAGCGTAGAATGCTCGACTGCTTGTTGCTGCGTCTCTTTCGCAAATGTCGGCTGCGCTTTCGCGGTAGACTCGGCCGCTTGAATTTTTGCACTGGCTGTCTCAACTTTGTCAGTCGACACAGACACTTCAACTTTGGCATGTTCTTCGTGCGCTGCCACCAAGAGTTCGTTGTGGGAATGTTTTGACTTTGGTGTCGCTTTTGCTCCTTTGAACACTTTGTTTGGCGATTTGCCACTGCGAAGACTTTTTTTTGTCTTCTGAGAAACGCTGTGCGGTCGAGATCGATCCTCCTTTTCCGCATCTTCGAAACCACTGTCAAAATACAGATCTGCGGGTGATGTGTAACCACTTGATTGTGGGCTGTCGTCGGTGCCACTCGCGGAACTGCTGTCGTCTTGGCCGGCTATTTTCTTGTTGCGCCGTGTCTTCTTGTGGTCAGCCGTGTTCTTTTTGCGCTTCGTTTTAGTTTCGGGCTCTTTCTTGTCGGTGGTTACCACAGTCTTCGCGGATTTTTTGGTAGACTTCTCAACTTTTTTGCCATCGTGCAAGTTTTCGGCAGGTTTTTCTGCCATGGCACCTCGATTAGCCACAGAATTGGACGTTTTCGGCATCTTCTCTGCCGCAGCATTCGTCTTTGCTTTTTTTTGCAACACAACGCCACTGGAACGTTGTTCGTAAGCGTCCAGTTGTGCCAAAAATTGCTTATTGTGAACTGCTTTGTCCATGCTTTGCGAAGCGTACGCAATGCCCACTTGAAGTTCCCCAAAGCCGGCTACTGTCTTCGACGAGTTGAAATCGCGTCGCTCTGAACTGACTGCAATCTTTGTTGTGTTGCCACCGTCGTCGGAGCGATAAGGAAACGCCAAAAAGCGCTCCAAACGAGTATCGATTTTCACATTGTCCACATATCGGTCTCCAGAGTCTTTTGTCGGCGCCGGAAAGCGAGGCAGCGTATGTTTGGCGACTATTTGCTCGACAATATCAAAAGCAGCAACAACGGGTTGCAGCGTCAGAGTTTTGTCACCGCGAAGCTGCTCGACAGCATAACCGCAAACTCCGTAATAAATGCCGCGACGCACACGATAGTGTTTGGAGATCATGTTGTAGCCTGTCGTGGTGCGCGTATCAAGAATTTGTGACGTCGACACACCGAACGGCACCAGACCAAAAAACAGCCGAAACATTGCCGAATTGTGTAAAGGTCTCAGCTTCCGGTCGAGTGCATCGCCAGAGACATTCTCCAGCCGCATCAATTGGCCGGTTTCTAATGGCCAAAAAATAGTAGCAAGTCCGCCAATACGCTCGTGCGGACCGTCATGCCAAAATAAATGGTTGACAAACGCTCGACTTTTTTGCTGTTCCGTTTCGTGCTCGTCGTAGCAGTGCAACCACTCCTTGCCGATGCGAGCCTGAACGAAAACCCAGTCCTTTTTGGTCACTATTGTGGTGCCTGCAGCAGAACTGCCGTTGGCAACAGAGCGCGACCAACAAAGATGAAGCACCAACCAAAGACACGCTGCCAACCAGTCGCCCAGAGATTGCCCGCTCAGTCGAATCTGCTGCTTCAGTCGGTCAATCAACGCTCGCCACTCGTTGTCAGCGCCGCTGAACGTCACTTGTGTAAGACTTTGTGCGCCTTTTGGCACGCTGACAACACGCCAATGCTTCGAAAAGGCTTGTTTCACTTTCTTCTCTTTCTTATCTTTTCGCTCAGAAGCTGCAGCTTCGATTCGTCTTTGGATCAACTGGTCAACAATTCCAGCACTTTCGACAGGCGATGAGCGTGTACGCTCGTCATAAATGTTCGATAAACTGGCGGCGACCTGCCCAATGGTGCGTGACGACCACAAAGACGAGTCTTTTTCCAGTTGCAACACTTCCAATGGAGGTAGAAATGCTCCTGCTTTCGCAGAAATGTCCTTAGAATCGCAGTGCGGCGAAAAAAAAGTTTGCCGCTCTGCCTGCACAGCTTTGCCCTCGTCACGCAGCGACGCTGTGCGCGTCTGCGGTAGGGCGGACAGCGCCCAGTACAATTCGTCGCGACGCGGCAAATCGGCCCAATCATAATTTTGTTTGCCATGTGTCAGTCCAGGACGACCATCAGTCTTGTCACTGATATCTGCGTTGGGCTGCCAGTTGTGATTGTGCGATGATCGAACAATTTCGTGTGCCAAAAAGCGGGCAGTTTTGCCGTAATAATAACCAGCCTCTGTCCAATGAGAGCGAGCGACATCGCTTTCAGATTCGTCGATGACTTCATACAGCCCGGTCGATGCGCTGCTATCTTCGACACAGATCGTGGCCAAATTTGTACGCCGGATGCCGTTTTCATCATCTAGCGTGTGACGCAGCGGATCGCAACCGCGCAAACGTTGCACTTGTCCGTCAATGACTAGTCGCAGCCACTCTGGTGAAAAGTTGACAGCACTGCCAGACTTGACGGCACTGACAAACGTGTTGGCGAGTGGCGACTCACAAAATGCACTTTCGACGCTGACCGCGGCGACTTGCCGATGCGATGCAGTCAAAGCACACGCTTGCAGCGAAGACAACTCGTTGCGCCAAAGACTCTCTTTGTCGGCATTGGGTTCGTTGCGCACATGTGCACCGTGGCGAATGTCGAACAACGGAACACACTTTTGCGCTGCTTGGTGCACAGACCACACTGAACTGTCCGCCAATGTTTTTTGCCAGGAATTTTGCGTCTCCGAACGCTGCACTCCATTGCTTGCGTCCAAAAGCGTGCAGTGGTCTTCACTCAGTGTTATTTGTGGCGAAAATAGCCGATTGCTCAAATTATGGCACAAAGTGAGATCGTATTTTTTGTGCGCCGTATAATCAATCATCGTGCGAATGCAGACTTCTGCTACGTCCGGACAGTACGTTGAAAGCGAAGGGCAATCGTCGAGTTGGTCTGTTTTTTTTGGGTACGACCGTAAACTGCCTGAAAATGGTTCAGGTATGCGCAAATGAGATGCAAACGATGCTGCATCGATAGGGTCGGCGTCATCGTGGTCAACGGTTTCCTTTTGCTGCAAGTGTTCGGTCACTGCAGCCGAAACACGCTCAACGGTGCTGTCTGGTGGAGATTCGTGTGCAGCCGGATCAAAGTCTTCCGGAACTGCAATGCTGTTGCTGTCGTCCAGAATAGGCAAATCAAATGTGGGACCCATGTCAGTCAAAATTTAAACGAAAAATTTTGCGAGGGTTGGCATTTTTTCGCTTGAGCAGTTTTTCCAGACACGGAAAACTTGCACAGAAATATCAACTTTAGATGGCAGAAAATGGCTGAAGATGGGATTGATTTGGCACTGTGGGCTTGCCTGTACTCACAACCAGTCCTCGAGACCCTGTTAGAAGCGGGTCTGTCGTTGCGCGATGTGTTGGCCTATCTTTCAGTGTCCAAGGGTCCATCGATCAATCAGCAGAGTGGTGTGACGGAGAGAAGTCGCGCTTGGTTCATTCAAGTGCATGGATGTGCTGCTTTATGCAGTTTTGATGATGTGGAGATGCTGGAACGCATGATTTCACACGGTTGCAAACCAGCCAAAGTTTGCACTTATTTGGACGTATATAGCAGCAGTTCTTCTTGGCAGGCGGTCCTGATGCAGGCGGCCTATGTGACACATATGACCATTGAAATACAACATCGGGATATGGACATACTAAATAGGTTGCTGAAACTCACCGTCGATCTTGTCAGTCTCAGTGTAACTTTCTGGGTGAAAACGCAGGAAAGCGTATGTATTGAGCAGTTGAAATTACCAACAAACTTACAGCGGCTGGACTTCCTGCCTCGCACTTTTCGATTCGTTCCGTTGCCAACGTTGCCGAATACACTTACTCAATTGTCTCTCAGAGGGTTTTTCAATCTGCCATTGGATCTCGTAAATCTGCCCGCAGGCTTGCGCAAACTTACACTCGGCCACAAATTTAACTGTTCTATAGAAAATGTTTCATTTCCGCCGTCTTTAGAGACACTCACTTTTGGCCATTTTTTCAATCAATCACTGAGCAATGTGGTGCTGCCACCGCGACTGCGTGTTCTCAAGCTTGGAAGACATTTCAATCAACCATTGGACTGTGTATTGCTACCTGCAACATTGCAGTGCTTGGAAGTGGGCAGCGCGTCTGTGTGCTCACCTCCTGATACAATTGCAGTGTTCGTCGGAAAGCAAAGTGCCAGGATGAAAAAATTGTCCCTTCTCAAATGAACGATGATTGTTTTTTCCAACCTCTGATTGATAGTCTGTCGCTTTTTTGATTGGTGCATTTTGAAATTTGCGACAAAAATAAAACGATTCGAGAGCGCGCAAAGTTTTATTGCTGCTACTTTTAGCTAATCAAAACTGCGATTTGGCGTTGCTTCAACTTGAAAAACACATTCACCGATCTAAACTATTTATACCAATGCCATACTATCCAGAATTCAATTTGTTGCATTTGCATTGCCCGAAAACAGGCGGCACAAGCTTAGAAAACACTCTGATGCAAGCTTTGGGGAAGCCATTTTTTAATTACGCAAGAAGCAGAGAGCGCTACTCAGCAGGAGATTTGACTTGGCAACAACGCAATTGGTACGGCTATGAAAAAGTCGACGGCACAGAATTCGCATTGCAGCACATGACGCTGCAGCAGATGGTACAATGGAAATACGTGCAAAATCATTTGGCGGACCCGGATTTGACTATTGTCATGATAGTTAGGAATCCGTACAGCCGAATCGTTTCGGAATATAAATGGCAAACACTGTTCGGCTACAAAGGATCTTTTGAGACTTTTGTGTGTCAAGCACATCGTGAAAAATGGCACGAAAGTAGAACGTTTATGCAGCATCTTGTGCCTCAGACGCAATTTGTGGCTGGCGTTTCGCTTGACGATCCTCGTCTGCACATAATTTACTTTGAGCATATGTCGCTTGCCATTCAAAACTTGTTCGAACAATTGGGCAAACGACACCGTCAATTGTATGGAATTAAATCTATGCGTACTGACAATGTTACAGCGCACATATCAAAGCGCCACGCAACTACAGAAAAGCCGTGGAAGGCCTACTTTGCTGACCAGGCGACAGCGGACAAAGTGCTTGAAATGTATGCTGCCGATTTTGAGACTTTTGGCTATGCGACAGAGGTAAAAAGTGCAGAATGAACGACATTGCTGTGCACAAATTTCAATTTTTGCTGCGCACTCACTGTGCTGACAAAAGTCTCGCATCATGTCGTCGGTTTCGAAGGAAGAGGCGCAAAAGATACTCGACAAACACAACTGTGCCAGACGTCGCTACAAAGTTGCTCCATTGAAATGGGACTGGCAGTTGGCTGCGGACGCTCAGGTTCATGCTGATCGCTGTATATGGGCGCACGCAAGCGAAATCGGGAAAGCACCGCCGCAACAACAAGGTGAAAACCTTTCTTTAGCGATGGGTCAGCCTGTTGACGTTGACGGGTGGCTTGGCGAAGAACCAGACTACGACTGTGCCAATGATCAATGTGTGCGCAATATATGTGGTCATTGGACTCAGATGCTGTGGCACAGTACGTCCAGCGTCGGCTGCGCAAAGCGTCGCTGCCGGTCGGTGGTCGACGAAAACGGATCTCCCATCGGTTTCAGCAATGCCGACATGCTAGTCTGCCGCTACTCGCCGCCGGGCAACTTTATTGGCAG